CCCCAAGTTCTTCGGCGAGGGGTTTTAAAATTAAAGGAACTTGTTCCGATACACTACGAAATTCATCTCCGGCTAATCTTCCGGAACCTAAAGCTTGAGCTAATTGCCTAAAAGCATTTGAAGCTTCTATAGCCGACGCGCCACCTAATTTAGCCGCCGTGTTAAACCCGATAAAGGTCGTTCTAATATCTTCTAAACTAACGCCTAAAGGTAAAAGTCGAGCCGTTATATTAGTAACACCGTCCAAAGCTTCGGCATTACTTATACCGAATAATTTTTGACCTTCCGTAGCGATAGCTTGCGCTCTACTAAAATCTCCCGTAGCTTCCGTAAGTAGTCTTAAACGTAATTGAAGTTTTTGAAAGTTTGCTGCAGTATTTATCGACCGTCGGCCAAACTCTAAAAGTCCTACAGCTGCGACGGCTTTAGCTAAACCGTTAAAACGAGTACTTAACCCTTTATTTCTTTTATCTAAAACCCTAAAAGACCTATCTAATTTTGCACTTTGAGCATTAAGAGCGCGTAATTTTCCGCTTGCCTTATCAACGACATCTATAACAACACTCGCAAAAGCCATAAAAAAGGTTTTTTTTTAGTTTACACTTATTTCTTATATTTATCTAATTGTTCTCGTTCACGTTCGCCTTTTAATTCGTAAAAAGCAGCAAAATGTATAAACTCAGATTGAGTTAATTCTTTTCTTAACCTACTTACGGTCATTTTAAGTTCTGTTGCTAGGAAAAACTCGAACTCAAGCCAAGTGTCCCCTTTTAATCGTTTTTTGCTTCATCTAACGGTATTCCATCTTCCGAAACATTAAATAAAAATAATTCTAAATCGTTTAAAACAGTTTCCGGAACTTCTCTTTGTAGTCTTACCGCATCTCCTACTCCAAAAGCTTTTTCGCCATTTTCTTTTTCAGCCATGTGGCAAAGCATTTGCGTAGAAACTTTTAAAGCGTCATTTGTATTCGCTAAAGCTTGTACGCGAGTTCTATCAGACCTTGTTATAGGTTTAAAATATAAATCACAAAGAGGAGATCCATCTGCTTTTTTTAAAGTAAATTTTCTTCGTTGATTTAAATCGAAAGCACCGGTAATAAGGTCGATAGTTCTTTTTTCAGACATAAATTATACTGCGAAAGTAACGTCGCCCGAAACTTGAAAATTAACGGTTTGCGTTGTTAATTCGCCTACGGTAGAAGATGCACCTAGTCCGGTAACTAATCCATTAAATGAATATTTTTTAGCACCAGTAGTATCTAAAAATAAATTGAATGAAGCGTCGGCTGGATCTTCGCTCGTATTTATATCAGCTATAAGCTCTGCGGTAGCATCGCCTGAGGTAGCGGTATATTGAAGATCTATAGTTCCGGTAGCAGATTTTAAACCGCCTCCGAAAGTTCTAGATGTTTGTCCATGAGCGGTTGTTTCATAAACATCTTTAGTCATATCTAAAGTCCAAGCGGTAGTTCCCGCAACCGCACTTACAGAGCCGGAACCGTTGTCAAAAGCAACTGAACCTTCCTCTCCTCTTACTATGGCCATAGTTAAATAAAGAATTTAATACTATATTATGCTTTTTTTTTGTTTTTTTCAACTTTGGCTTGTTTTTTTCTAAATAAAGCGGATTGGCAACGTGAATCCCATAAATTAGGATTTCTTTTACCTTTTAATTCTTCTATAACGTCAAGCATTTCTTCGGTAATTTCAATCATAATGTTTCAAACGACGTAAAAGGAATAGACATAACACTTTGAACAAAACCCTCTGGTGCGGCGTTTTCTAAAATAGTAGGTCCGCTTCCGGCTTCAAAAAAAATGTCATTTACTCTTACTCTATTGTATAAATCCCTTATTCTTTTAGCCAATGTTAAATTGTTACCTAAACCGACACCAATTTTCGTAAAAATATTTATTGTAATAACTCCCTCTTGACTATTAGTACTGTTAGTAGTTTTTCCTAAAGTAATATAATTATTATTAGTAAACTCTATCAAACATTGAACAAAACCCGTTCCAGCCACAGGTTCAAAAGGTTGATTTCCAAAAACAACTTTAATAGGCGGAGCCGTGTTTAATTCATTTCGTAACCTTTCTTCTATATCTCTCCTTACTGTATTTAAATTTAAAGCCGTCATTAATTTTTGCTTTTAGCTTTTTTTATAATACTAGCAACAAACGCCACTTCCTTTAAAGGCCAACCAGCTTTTCTATTACTATCTTTAGAACGAAAACTATTGCCCCACGAAGGCGGGGTATTAGTTCCAAAACAGACGGCTTCGGCATAAGGTAAAGGATTTATTAAGCTATAAGTATTTCCCGCTTTTTCTTTTTGATAGTTTAATTTTTGAGGAGGTATTATAGTTGATTTATTTGGGCTGAAAGGTCCTCCTAGTATTGGAGCGCTTCTTTTATTTTCTGCTAATTGCCAATTCATTCTAAAACGACCCGTATCGACGGGCGATACTTGTTTTATTCTACTATCTAAAGTAAAAACGGCTAAACGCAATAAATCTTCATGTTCTTTTTTAAAAAAATCGCCTATATTTTTTATTTCAATTCTTTTCATGATCTTAAATAAACATCAAGTTTAATATTTTCATTGTCATTTTCATCAATATTAATTCTAATTATTTGAAAAGAAATTCCTTTAATAATAACTCTATCCGCGACTTTAGGTTCAAAACTTAAATCTTTTGCGGCTATAGTTACGATTTTATCATTTTCTTTTATAAGATCATTTATTTCTCTTTGATTTACATTTTGTACTAAACCTTTAATAGTTTCGCTAGTTATAGTTTCTCCAACATCGCCGGTTCTTACGTCATAAATTCCCGAAGTTATTTTTTGAAACGTAACATCACCGCCGAATTTTCCTAAAACAGTAGATGAAACTCTTCTAAAAGCTTTAGAAAGTCTAGACATTATAATCTATAAGCTATAACGGAACCGCTAGTTAACTTAAATTGAGTAATTATAATTTCTAACTCACAACTAGAATTTAAAGTAATAGTAGTAGAGGCACCGTCGGCGTTTTGGGCAGTAAAGCTATGTAAGACCGTATCCTCTAAGGCGACGATCTTTCCAAAACGACCATTATGAGTATTAGTGTCTTTTACGATTTTTGCTGAAGGGTACATAAATTAGCTCCTTTTAACGGCTATAGTTGCGGGTCCGCTTATGCGGATTCCGGTTAGATACTGTTCTATTATAGGCGGTATTCGGTTTGCGCCTACGGCTCCATAAAATCTAGGGGTCACGCTTAAATTTCCAATACTTACTTCATTAAAATCTTCGAACCCACTTAAATCAAGTCCGTCTTTATTATTATTTAGATAAACGGCTAAATGAATTTGCGCGTGTTTTACTCTATCGGGAATCTCATCATCGGCGTAAAAAGCCGGTTGTAAATTACTAGGATATAAAGCGTTATAAGTACTCGTATAAGTATAAGGTTTTTTAACTCCGGTTCTAGGCCATTCTAAAGCTTGAGCATCGTTAGTTCGAGCGCCTAAAAAACGTTCTCTATCTATTCTTTGGGCCGCGCTAAAAAGCGCACGGTTTTTTTGATCGGTCGTGCTTGTCCCCCAAGCTACTATATCGTCATTTTCTACTAGGCCATCTATAAAAGCTTGAGCTTGAGCCAAAGTAAGATAAGTATTAGCGGTAGCACTACCCGCCGTTTCTACTAGTGTTATTGCCATTTGTTTTTAGTTTTGTAGGCTTTTTTTGTTTTTTTGGCTTAGAGGGAGAAGAGACCGCTTTTTCTAAAGCGGCCCTCCTTTCTTTTAATCGCCTAAAAGTGGCAATTCCCATTACTTTCTAAACGCGCTTACGGCGGTTGAACTCGTAACTCTAAAAATAAAAGTTCCGGAAGTATCCGCTGCAATATCCGGCTCGCCTACGATAGTGACGCCGGAACCGGCAGTAAGAGTAAATTTATGAGTCGAAGCCGCTTTATTAACGATTGTCAACTCAAAACATTGCCCTACTTTGTTTTGAATACCTAAAGCCGTTAAGATTTCGGCGGCGGTAGGTGTAGTAATAGCTCTATTTCCGGTAGGTGTACCGTCTACGATGCCTTCTATAATTTCGGCAGTAGTTAGAGTATGCGCTCCGTTTTCGGTTTTAATAACTTTAGTTTTAGTTAGTTGACCAAAAGGAGGATTTTGTAATTCGAAAATGCTAGCCATAATTAATCAAGAGGAGAAGTTACAGTTGCCCTTACGATTCCAATATTCTTAGTTTCGTAAACTTTACTCCAATTAGACGCAACTTCTAATTGCGTTCTAGTTGGGTTAGTAGTTGTTACGGCCCATTTAATTCCGATGGGGTGGTAAATGTAAGCGTGTTTAAAACTTACTACGTCCTCGAAAGCTAGAACATCTTCGTCAACCTTAGTAACTAAAGCCGATTGTTCGCCCGTAGCTACACTTCCTTGCGCAAAAAAGTAAACCGCGTACTCAGTAGACGAGCCTGACCCTGAGGAAGGAATATCGTCAGAAACCACAATATTCATTCCCATATATTGAGGAACGGAAACATCGCCATAAGCTCCGGCGGAACTACCTCCGAAAGCATTTATAGTACTAGCTCCGGAAGCGGCTGTACTTAATCTAGCTTCGGTATTAGTTACATAATCTAGAGCCTTACGTTCTTTAAGAGCATAAAAAACCTTAGAGTGCATAGCGATAGTAGTTAATTTATCGCCTTGATCTCCTAAAAGAGATTGAGCTTTAGCTACGGTTCCGGCTCCTAAATCTGTAGGAGTATCTCCACTTTCGGAATCGATAGTAAGATCGAATAAAGCGGAAGAACTAGTATTAGCAGTAAGAGAACCGAACGCACCTTGAAGGCAAGAATATAAATCCTTTTGTTTTTCGTTATTGATATAAGCGCTCAATTTTTGTCTTATAGCCGCAATAGGATCGGGAGAGTTTGAGCCAATTTTTTGTCCGGCTAGTTGTCTAGCGGAAAAGGCATCTCCGGAAGTTAATACGACTCCGATTTGAGAACTTTGTTCAATCTTATTAGGAGTAAGAGAAGAACTATCGTTTAATCTAGTGTAATTACCACTAAGATTTGCTTTGTAAAAAGGTATGTTTACGAAATTTCCGCCATTTGGAGAACTTAAATTAAGTTCGGGTAAAGGCGCTAAAACTCCACTTTGAAGAAAACTATCTCTTAAAGTCGTTTCTTCAATAATGCTAGCCGCAAACACCTCCGGAACAATAATGTCCGCTAAAGTAGTAGCCATTTTAATTAATGAAAAAATTTACGATTTAGGCACAGCCCCCTTTACTTTGGCACAGCCGCTATAAAGTTTTGTAAAGTCCGCACAGCAAACTTTAATTATTATCTAAATAATAACTTGAAATTAGTTATTTGTAATCTTTTGCGACTTTTTTAGCGGCGAGCCAAGCATCTCTTCCGTATTTAGCGTGTATTTCGTGAGCGGCGGTATCTTCTCCGTTAGCCATTCTTTTAAGTAAATTAGAATCTATTCCGGCAACGGACGCAATACTTTCGGTTTTTCCTATAGGCGCTCCGGTTCCCATCGGTTGTTGATTTTTTAAAGCCCAAGATTGTAATTTTTCTTTAACGGCTTCTCCTATAGGTTTCGAAGTAAAGCCGTCGTCGGATAGATATACTACCGAATTATCTTTTTCTACTTTAATTTTATCTTTTTCTAATTTACTCATCGCATAGCTAGGGTCGTGAACTATTTCCGATAATGCGTTTACGGCGGGCGTTACAAGTTTAAGTTCTTTTAATTCATTTTTAAGAGACTCTACTTCCGCATCTTTTTTTTCTATAGCTTCTCTAAATTGAGCTTCTCTTTTATTTAAAGCTTCGGAATATTGCCCTTTCTCTTCTAATCTTTCTTGTTCTATTTTTCTTTTAAATTCTATTAAATCTTGAATATTTTCGCCTTCGGGTAGAGTCGAAAGGTTTTTTTGTATAGACGCATACTGTTGTTTTTCTTCTACTATCTCTCTATTTTTCTTTTTTAAAAGTTCGATTTCTTCTAAAGCTTTTTTAAGAGCCGCGTCGTTGTTATTTTCGGGGGTAGCAACGTTAGTTTCTTCTGCCATAAAATTTATCTAAATTATTTATAATATACATCGTTTTGTAAATATTAGCATTTCCACCGTTTTAAAGCCTTATTTATTCTACTATTTGGGTCGTTTTTCTTTTTTGAGCCTGTTAACTTTTTTTTCATTCCTTTCATTCTAGAGCAAAAACTTTTTCTTCTAGCCGCTCTTTTTCCGGTAGGCTTATCTTCCGTAACGGGCGCTTGTAAATTACCTCCGGTCGCTCGATTATATTTAGCTCTACCTTTAGCGGTAAGTCCACCTTTTTTTGATTTATCTTCTTTTTTAAATTTAACTACTTTTCTTTTTCTAGCCATTATTTACCCCTTTTTTTCATAGCCATATTATGGGCTTCCGTAAAAGTTTTTCCGGCTAACATTGCTTTAGTCATTTCGTTCATGTGAGTTTTAGTATGACCGTGCGCGGCTTGATGTTTTTTTAGCGCATCTTTTTGCCTTTTGGTTAATCTTAAACGCCTTTTAGCGGTTTTTACGGTTTTAGTTTTCATTTTTTCTTAGTAGTTTTTCTACGTCTATGTTGATATTTTATTTTTGCTTTACCGGTTTTTTCTCTTTTAAATCTAGCTTTTTCACTCGCTGACATTTCGCTTAAAGTTTTAGGCGTTTTACTAGAAACTCTTTTAGTAGGTCTACAAGCGGGATAGCCTCGTTTCTTTTTTTCCGCCTTCGAACGTCCGCAAGGTTTACCCGTTTTAACGTCTACCCACTTTTCCTCTAGCCAAGTAGTTAAACCTCCTTTAACTCTTCTAGAGCTACTTTTTTTTCTTGGCACGGCTTTTACCTTTAGCTTTAGGTTTATTAGCTACGGTATAACCGCCGCCTCGTTTTTTATATTCTCTAACAAGCCACATATTCGCATACGCTGAAGGATACGTCGTAAACTTTTTTTTAGCGGCAGCTTTTACAGTCGCATAAAGTTTTGGATTTGTTGGCTTGTTTATTTTTGCCATTACTTTTTAGCAGCTTTTTTTTTACCACCCTTTTTCATGGTTTTCTTTTTTCCGCCGTAATGTGAAGGCATAATAAAATAAGTAACTAATAATATAATACCTATTTTTTAGTTTTTCGTCTCTTTTTTTTCTTACCTTCGGCGGTAGATAAAGCTATAGCAACCGCCTGCTTATGAGGTTTTCCTTCTTTTTTTAATTTTAATATATTTTTACTTATTATTCCTTTAGAGGAACCTTTTTTAAGTGGCATTTTGTTTCGCTAACTCCTCTAATGTTAACGTCGAACCATCGGATCGCACAAAAAACCTAAAAACCTCCGTCGGGTCTTTCTTTTTTCTTAACTCATTTCTATAAATTTGAGCTTTTTGTATTCCAAAAACTTTATTTTGCGTAGCGACATCTTGTTTACTAAGCCAAACGGCATAGTTTTCTGTCGCCGGTATAAGTTTTCCTCTATCCGATAAACCGGTTTTACTAGGTCTTTGCAATCCTTGCGATAGATCGTCTTGATCTAAACCAAATCTATTTAAAAAAGCATCTTTAATAATCGGCACAATAGTAGAACGACAATTAAAATGTTGCGGGGGTTGCGGTCCTTTTCCTATTTCAAATATCTGACCATCTAAACGGCCACATATAGCGGAAGTTCTACTATCTAAAGTCGCTACATATTTATATCGGTCAATCATATCGGCGTTAGCTTTAAAAACACTATTAATAGCCGTATTACTAACTTGATTAATACTAGTTCTTACTATCGTGTCTATTTGGTTATTGGGGATAACGGTCCCTATTCCTCCTTTAGCTTTTATTTGAGATAACGTTCCGGTCTCTTCAAAATTAAGTTTACCTCGTAATTGTTTAGAAATTTGTTGAGTAGTTTGGTTAGCTAATAATCCGGCTCTAACCGTGCTTTGAAATAATTCGGTTTGTCTTTCGGCTATTCTTCTAAAAGCGGTTCTTACGTTTACACCGTTAGGCAGATTTATAACGGCTCCATCTCTAGCGGTAATACTAAACTTGGGAACTACTCCGGTTTGAACCGTAAATTCTTCGGGCAAAGTAAAAACGTTTATTTGTCTAGGGTCCGTATCTACGACGCTACGCGCAAACTGCGGACTAATCTCCACCGTTCGAACCGCGTTTTTAGCTCCGTCGCTAGGTAATACTTTTTTTAATTGCTCTTGTATAAAATCTTTTTGAAGTAAAGCTAAACCTTGAAGTTCTTCCGTAGTAGCCGTCGCACTAAGTTCCGCCCAACTAGTAAGACTTTCTTCTAATTGTAAAAGCAAAGTTCGTTGCCTATTAAGAGCCGCAGGGGTAAGAGTTAAATCTCCGGCTTCAAACTTTTTAAGTTCATCGGTTATTCGAACAATTATATCGTTATACGAATTTACTAATCTTTTAGCAACGCCGTTTTCATATCTATTTAAATTTATAGCGTTTCTATATAACGCCTCCGGTATTACTTGCCGTTCTATGCTCATTACTCATTTTCGGGAATCGTTGGCGCTTGATCGGTTTCCGTTAAACCTCCCGCTTGAGTTCTATTTACCATTTCTTCTACTTCGAAATCTTCGGATAATACTTCTCCCTCGACTAATTTTTTAAGAAGTTCCTCCTGATCGATCACGCCTTGCGCGTATATCTTAAGAAGCGCGTCTACTTGATTAGGTTCTAAACTAGTATCTACAAAATCTCTATTTACGAAACTAGTACCGGCAACGCTTTGGTTAAGAAAAGCGGCGTGAAATTTAAGACAATTATCTAATAAATCTTGTATTTGTTGAGAAAGAACCATCATAGTCGAGTCACCTTGCGATCTTTGTATTCTTTGAGATTGCGCGGTCTCCGCCGACATTTTTTGTCCTAAAATAGCGGCTAGTCCTAATTCGTTTATTTGATATTCTAATTTATCTATACGATCTCGTTGGGCCGTAAAACTATTTCCGTTAGGTTCTATATAGCTAGCACTACTTCCTTCGGGTAAAGATAAAGCTTCACTAGGGCCGGCGCTAACTTCTTCAGCCGCCGCCGGAAAACCAAAAAATGCAAGCATAGGAACGGCGCTTATATGTAATTGATTATCGTAGTCACTCTGTATTTGATAGCTTTTTATATTTAATTCCGCTATATCCTCTAAGGGAGGACGACTTTCGTAAATTCCAACTTTATTACTATACGCAATCGAGAAGGGAATAAAGTCTAAAGAGGTTGTTCCTTCTTCTACTTGTCTAAAGTCTCCATCGTCATTTCTTTGAAATAATTTAAAACTATTAGGTTCCAATACTCTTATTTGTTCTATAGTTTCTTCGCCATATTGTCCTTTAGGTTTTACTATTCGTTCTTTAAGTCGAAGTTGCGTTAATTCTCTTTTCCCTTCTTTAACTTCGGTTCTCCAACCAATAATATCTCTGGGCGTATACGGTATCCAATAGGGGCGTCCTCCGTTAGCCGGTGCGTCTACTAAAACTCCTACGTGACCGTATCTAATACATAAACGACTAATATTATATACGAAGTTAGTTAAATTATTTCCCTCTAAATCTACATCAAAAAGTTGCTCCTCTATAGAGTCGGGAACGTCCGACAATCGAACGGGTTTACGAGTAAGCATTCCCGCTAACATTCTTTCCATACGAACGTAGTAAGGAGGACAAACGCTTCGGCTTAATCTAACGTCATAACTTTCATCTTCTTCTCTAGGTTCTTGTTTTAAGTAAATTCTTGCTTTTCCCCTTACTTTGCTAGTTCCTTCTACTAAATCTTCTATAAGCCCCCAATGACTTTGCATATTTCGCCACGCTTGATTTTGTTGCTGTACTTCCGTTACTTCTATTTCAAAGCTATCTATTTTGTTTGAGTAAAAAGAGCTATACATCGTTTTATTTTAATAATATCAGTATTTAATAAATTCTAATACCGGTTTTTTGTCCCGCTCTAGAATAAATCATATTAAACTCCCTATAACATAAATATCCGAGTGCGTCGTTAAGGTGGTCGTATCCATTTTGTTTATCGGGGTCCCCTGTTTTTTCATCATAGCTTTGAAGCTCTAAACATTCTATTAATCTTTTAGCTTTAGAATATATCGACATTCTAATTTGACCTTTACTATTTTCTAAAACCGCTTGTAAAGTTTGTACCCTATCTTTAACGGGCGGGTTACTTCGTAAGGCCATAGACGTAAATCCGTAACTCTCCAAGATGGCGATGTCGGTTTTGCTCGCATTGATCGTGGACCTAGCGGCTCCGCTCGCATCGGGATAAACAAAAATTTTATTCGTAGGATAGCGCCTTTTAATTTCTCTAGCTAGTGCGTCGGTGTCTCGCTGTTTAACGATTTCGTCTACTACTAATAATTTTCCTCCGGTAGTTACGCAAACTACGGCGTTACAATTCATCACGTTAAAGTCGATACCGATTTTTAAAACTTCATTTTCTAATGGGAACGGCAAAGAATCAATTAAATGTTTTTCTCTACTAAAACGACTATAGACTTGGCCGCTCGTAAGATTACAAAATTGACCATTTAAATAAGCTTGTATTAGTTGAGGAGGATAATTCTCTAATAAAGAATCTATAAACGATTCGGGCAAATATGGATTATCAGAGCTTCTAGCCCTTATTAATCTAGTGTCCGCTTTAGCGTTTTTTTCGAAAGTATCGAACGCCCAACTATGACCTTCGGGAGTAGTAGTAGCGTAGAATTGCTGAACTGTTCCCGATCGTAATCTAGCTAAAGCCATATTCATAGCTTGCTCGGCGTCTCTTTTATTTACCGTGTCGGCCTCGTCAAATCCCACCGCGCATAAATTTTGTCCTCGCAAGCGTTGATAAGTAAGAATAGTTCTAAGTAAAATCGTATGAACTCCTTCTTTAAATTGAAGTTGAAACTCCGGTAGCGGACTAACTCGAAAGGTGTAGGGAATTTGCCATTCTTCTAATAATTCGTTCATAGTTCTCATAAGTATGTCTCTTAACATCGCCGAAGTTGGTTCAAAAATAGCGCTTATACACCCGACATTCATGGAAGCTAAAATTATACTTTTACTAACTAATGCATAAGTTTTACCGGCTCCAAAACCGCAAACTAAGGCTAATTTACGGTGTTTAGTGTCGGAACAAAACTTTTCTTGATGAGGCAAAAGGCTTTTATTTATTTTTTGTTGTACTTCTAAAACGGTAGGTAATTCGTATAATCCCTCGCCGTGTAAAACGTGACCTTGTTTAACGGTTTCTAAAATACTCACGAGCAAAGAGACGCTAATTTTGCGGCGGTATTTATAGCACCTAAAGCGATGTGATATTGTCCGCTTCTTCTAGCTTCCATTTGTAAGGTCGAACATTGAGCTAATAAATCGGCCACCATTTGCGGCCTTTCTATATCCCAATCTGCTTTTATTTGATCTCGTGCTTTATTTAGATAACGGTCTATGGTTCTTTCTCCGACCCCCCAGTTTTCCGCCCCAAATCGAATACAATCGGAACGCCTTCCTCCGTTAGCGATTATCCGTGCGCATCTCGCTACTCTTAGTTCAGTTTCGGCTTGAGTAATTCTATTAGCGGACAAAATAAAAAACTTATTTATTAATAGAGTAGCGTATTTATTTCATTACATTCCAAAATAAAGTTTTAGAGTTGCCGTATTTTTTAACATATTCCCAAGCTTTAGCATCGTAATTACTACAACTAGGGAAGGGAGGATTGATTTTAGAATCTTGGCTAAAGTCGAGCGGGTGTATATAAATATTCGAACTAGCTACATCGCTTTTAGATAATTTACGGCCTATTTGTACGACGTTAAAAGAATTACTTTTTAATCCTTTTTTTATTCCCCTTATTAAAACTCCGGACCCCGCTACACTCCAAACTTGATCTAATTCTTCGCCTATAAAATTTTGAACTATTTTAGCTCGTGCTTCTATAGCTTTATCGGCTAAGTGAGTTTCTAATCCAAACGGTAATAAATAAGCTCCGGTCCTTTCGCAATAAGTTCTGGCTTTAGCTTTAACGTTAGATAGATAACCGGCGGGAACTTGTACAATTTTAGCTCCGGCTTTATGAGCTTCTAAAGTA